GGGTTCGATTCCCGTACGGGTCACCATGCAGAAAAAGCCCTAGAAATCAATTCTAGGGCTTTTTTATTGCTTTATCAGCTATATTCCCACGTTCTCCGAACTATTCTGTGGGAAAATATTACTGCAGATTTTAATATTTTTCTGCGTGCGGTACGTTTTTAGGGCTCAAATTTGACACGCCATTTGACACGAAATTTGCCACGCTTACCGCTTGTACATCCCCTGCACCACTCCGACGTTCTCTGCCCGTTCAATATCCCGCTTGTGCAGGTACTCATAGACGGCCATCATGGCCGCAGGCGGTGTGGTTCATTTCCTCCCCGCTCAGCCTGTAAAACAGGTCTGCCAGCTCCGGGTCGTCGTGCTTGTATTCCACGGACAGTTCTGCGTAGGTGTGCGCGTCTTCCAGCTCGTCCTCAATGTGCTACATCAGCAGCTTGATTTCTTTCATCTGATGCCCTCCTGAATGTACGCATACAGCGTATCAATATCTTGCTTTCCCAGCTTGAGCGTAAGCCCGATTCCGGGGATTTTCACGGGCAGCGCCTCTGTCCCCATGTATGGCTTTGCGGCGTTGTACAGGGCGTCAACATCCACCGTGCCATGCTCCATATCGTAAACGCCCAGCGCCTTTACCATAGGGTGATCTGCGTACTGGGCAATAATCTTCGGGAAATTTGCGGCAAGCAGCCCCCCAGCCCCGGCAACCAGAACTCTGTCCCAGCCGGAAAGACTTGGAGCAATGCTTCTGTCAATGAATCTTGCAAGCCCCGCCTGCACGTTTTCCATAGGAATCATAAATTACCTCCTTGAAAGTATGGGGCGGCGGCTGCCGCCCCAATTGTCGGGAATCAACCGTTGCAGCACCCGCCGCACTTGGGCAGGGGGTTGTACAGCGTCTGTGCCGTGGTGCCGGTTCCGGTGGTCACGTCGGCAACCTGCTTCGGATAGAAGGTCGCGTTGGCGTAGGTCACGATGGAATTGTCAGCGCAGCAACGCCGCTCTGCCTCGATCTTGATGTCCTTAGACAGCTCAGCCCGAACGCATTCCACGTCCTGACGAACCAGCGCGAAGCTGTCCTCAGTGCGCTGATTGTGTACGGCCTGATCGCACAAGGTCTTGCGAATGTCCTTGAGCTGTCCGTCAATGTAAGCGTACAGCTCAATGGATTTCTGGTCGTTGTAGGCGTTTGCCTTCAACAGCGCGATTTCGGAATCCTTGGCGGCGAGCTGCTGCTCACGATCCAGTTCATACCGGCTCACGGGCATGTTCTCGCTGCACCCGCCCCAGCCATAGCCATAGGGCATGGCGGGTATAACGGGAGCGGTGGGAGCGGGATTGCGGTTGCCGAGAGCCAGAGCGCCCAGGCCGCCCGCAGCATTCATCACGCCCAGCGCCAGACCGGCAATACCCGTGCCAAGACCGGCACCGGCTACGCCTTTGCTTGCATAATCCTTTTCTACTTCCATTAGAAGTCCTCCTTCAAAATATTAGGAGGTGGCCACCTTCTGTCATTATAATAACAAAAAACCAGGCGAACGAATCATCATCGTTTCGCCTGGTTTTCGTCAGAAAATCGTCAATTTGTGGTCAAATAACTAGGTCATCCGGGAGTGTGGCACTGTACCCCTTGACTGCATCATATTTCTGCTGCAATCTTCGGACAACCCTGGTTATCGTGGCTTGGGACACATGGAGATTTTGTGATTGCCATATCTGGCTTTTCCCGGCGGCACGGGTGGTTAGGACATCCATTTCCAGTGGCGTTAGATACGCCAGCCTGTCAAATTCTTTCACAACCACCCGGTTTATCCGGGATTTATCCATTTATGGCATCAGTCCTCCTTGGGGGAACTGTAGGTTCTTGCCTGTTTGCTATCAGCGATACCGGCGGTGGTAGGATCATTGACCACGCCCAGAATCACCAGCAGGGCAAACACGGCGTTCACCACGGCCAGAAGCTTGTCGCCGATCTCCCCCAAATCCAGCGTAAAGCCGAACAGGGCGGCCACCGTTTGCACCAACAGAAGCAGCGCAGGAATTGCGGCCATCCAGAAGGCTTTGTTTTTGACACGTACAATCCAGTTAATCATTTTGTTTTCCTCCTTAAAAATCAGCCCAGCCCAAGCCGGGCAAGAATAAACCCTACGACAGCGGCTACGACGATGTATATGACCTTTTCTACAAGCGACTTCCACCGCTTGCCGGGTTCGGATTTCAGCTCCTGCACGTCCGTGCAGAGGCCATCAACCTTCTCCCCGGTAACTTCCACCTTCTCCGCCATCACCGCAACAGACGTTGCCAGCGTGTTCACCGCTTCCGTGTGCCGTTCCAGCGCGTCCAGACGGTGGGAGTTGGATTTGCTCCGCTGTTCTACCGCAGAAAGCCGCCCAGCGATTTCAGTTTCTTCCATTGGCATACTCCTCTCTTAGCCGTTCCACCGGCTGTACTTCCCGTTGTCCTCGTGAATGCCCCAGCTGTACAGCCCCAGACCGCCCCGCCCGGGGATTTTCTCGGCCTGCACCTCCTGCGCTATGGCATACAGCTTCTCCGGGGAGATCGCCCCTGAGAGGTCTACGGCCTGTCCCGTGGTGTGCAGGGAGTTGGATACTCCGCCCACCTCGGCATTGTGCCGCTTGCACCGCACACCGGAATTCACGTTCAGGGGCACTCCCGCCCGGCGGCGTATCTCATCGGCCATGCGGACGGTTTCCTCTGCGGGTTCTGCAGGGAAGCCGTTGCAGTATTTCCCGCCGCACTGGCACCGGAACTCCTCACGAGTGAAGTACCGGATATCGTCCCAGAACGTCCCCGTTTTCGGCGCGTCGCTGCTTTCCGGCTTCTCTACCTTTACCGCCGTCCCGGCAATGGCACCAATCAGCATTTTCTGGGTGGCCGCACCCGGTATCCCGTCCACGGTAAGCCCGTAGTCGGCCTGAAACGCCCGAATCGCCCCTTGGGTATTCCTGCCGTCAGCTCCATCGATTGCGCCGGGAGAATAGCCCAGATAAGTCAACAGGCATTGAATTTGCTTTACCGTCATACGTTCACCTCTTCCCAGCCCTGAGGGTATGCGGACGGCGACCATACATTATTGTCCAACGTGGAGCGATACACTTTACTGCCCTCCGTGCAGCAGTCGCCCTTATTGTAGGGGCTGGTAGCCATAGCGACGAACGGCAACGCTTTCGCTGGGTCTGTGCTCCAAGCAAACCCCCACTGCGCTGGAAGTTCCTCTGGCTCCTGAGTGTAGATAGTGCTGTCATAGGGCTGCACAAGCCGCACCACACGGCCAGCAGACGATTGACACACAAACCCGGCCTTGCGCTCCAGCATGTTTTTGTTTGCGACAGCAGCCTTGAAACTGGGAATGTCGCTATCCGTCGCGTTCAGTTCGGTGCCTGTCATGTCCGGGGCTTTCTCCTGCAAGGCGAGCGCGTTCGCCCGTCCCTGAGCATACATGATGCTTTTTCTTTCTTCCTGGGTCACAGACTGTCAACCCCTTTCTTATAAGCTTCATCCAGCTCTTTCAGCTGTTCCTCACCACCGCTGGCTTTTATCTCCCTAATTTTTGCAAGGATAGCGTTTTTACGCTCTTCGATGGTCATCATGCGTTATTCACCCCCAGAGCAACTTCGATTTCAGTCAACGCAGATTCATATTCGGCATTCTGAGCAACAACCGTCTGGTATTGCTCCCGCTCATACTCCCGCTGGGCGGCGTCTAACTCTGCCCACGGCTTCCACGGGGCAATCATCTCACCGGTGAACACCACGCCATCGGCACGCGTCCACGTCTGGCCCGCTGGGATGAAGCGATAGCCCTGAATATAAATATTGCACTTATCGTCGAAGGCATCCGTTTCAATCTGCGTCAGCCCCTCAGCGGTGGAGGTGTGGCACTTAAAGCTGGAATCTATGTAAATCGTTTTCATGAGCCATCCTCCTATTTCATCAATTTTATTTCCGTCGCGGTGTACGTAATCGTCAAATACGCGGTATGGTTACCGCCAAAACCGATACTGTGGAGCCCGGACAGGGCAGATATGTCAACCGTTACCGTGGTTAGATCGGTACCGATTGCTGTCGAAGCAACTACGGACGAACCACTGTACACCTCCAATTTTGTATCGGAGCCGCCCGACGCTTTGCACGTCGCTTGAAGCGTGCTATACTCTGTCAGGTCAATTTGGCCTTTTGTACGTGCAGAAATGAGTCTGTTGTTGTTGAAGTTATTTACCGACTTAACCGTCAATTCTGCTTCTGCAGTTACAGCGCTGTTCGCAGGCATTTCCCACTCACCGGCTATAATGTCGCTCGGGGCATTTGGTTTGAACAGGAACAACGCATAGCTCAGCTCCACAGAGGTGCTCTGACCATCCGTGGTGATAGTTACGGCCTTGCTGTCGGTCTCCGTCCCGCTTGTGGAGGTCACCGTCCACGTCCCGGCGTTCGGCACAATGCAAGCCCATGTACCGCTAGTATCAGGGGCGGATAGAGTCGTTGTGCCGTCAGAGCAAGTGCATGTCGAACCAGCGGGATAGGTGATGTTGATGGTGGCCGCGAAAAACGCAATCACGGTTGAATAATCGGTTGTGACCACAACATTCTTTTGGGCGGTCTTGCCGTCACTGGTGATGGTAACAGTCCACGTCCCGGTTGCAAGTCCCTTGAAGACCACCACGCCGCTCGTGCCGGAGTTTTTGGTCTTCGTCTTGCCGTCCTTGGAAACAGTCACAGTGACGTTCGCCGGGGCTGTGACGGTAAGGGTGCCGCCTGCACCGCCGCTGGCACCAAATCCATATAAAGGCACTGCAATGCTCATACGTACACCTCCACCGTGATCGGAATGTTCACCGTGGGCTTGTCCTCAAGGCAGGTAAACGTCAGCACGCCGCCTGACCGGGAAGCGAAGCTCACCATCCCGCACGCCTCTTTCAGCGCGACATTGGTAGACGTGTCGCTTCCATACGCCGGATAGGCCATAGCTTTCTTTGCGTCCGTCAGGCCTGTGATGGTCACAGACTGGACATACGGAGCACTGCCAGCCCACCCGGCAACGGTCAGTGTTGCGGAGACGGAAACCGTCTTTACGCCGTTCAGAGCCGTGTCCACGTAGCCCTTGTTCGCCGCATCGGCATTGCCCGACGGCACACCCAGCCCCGTGACCTTGTTCCCGCTCATGGCGATATTCCCGGTCATGGTGCCGCCCGTTCTGTCCAGAAGGCCGTCGGTACTGACGACATAGTCGTTGATGGCAGGAACGACCTTTTCGTTTATGAACTTCTTGATGGCGATTCCCGCCTCGTCGAACTTTGCCTTGAATCCCGCCTCGGTGAGGCCGTCATCCACATTGGGGCGCCTGCCCAGCTTCTGAATGACCTCCATATCGGCGGTCAGTTCCGGTATCTTTGCCATTTATGCTCCCTCCCTGTTCAGCGCCCTTTGCAGCGCTCCGTTTCCGCCGCCGCCATTGACGGGCATATCCTCCGATGTGGTCTGGACGCTCATTCCCGTTCCCGGATTCCCGGAGGGAGCGCCGGCCATGGCCGCCGCTTCAAAATCGTCCAGAAGCTCCTGCTTCTTGGTGATATAGCCGTTGGGGAGCCGTTCAATGTACTGCTTCGGCGTGATCAGATGGTTCATGAGAAGATTGTCCAGCGTCTGCATGGAGGCCATTTCCGACCAGTAGGAACAGGCGCCAACGTCCTGCTTGATGGCCATTTGCAGCTCCTTCAGAACGCTGAAATCGAACGGCCGCATAAAGGTCTGCTTGGGCAGCTGCATTCCCAGGGGCTGCTCACCGGGCTTGTCCATGTCCAGGGAAGTCTCCACCATACGGGTGCCGTACTTCGCCGCCATCATGTCAAGCCAGATTCTTCCCGCTTCCTCCATGCACTGGTAGTCGTTCTGCTTGGTCAGCTCCATGGGGGTGTTGGCCGCCCGCTGCAAGGCGATAATCGCACTTGTGGTCTCAATCCGGGAGTCGCCCATGGCCACGTCAGACGCGCCCAGCAGAGAGTGGGTCTTGTCAAAGCTCAGCTCGATAAACTGGGCAATCTGGGGGCTGACGGACGCGCCGTCGATGATCTTTGCCACATTGGTCACGTCTCCGGAAATGCCGATGGCCGTTCCCACGCTGCCGTCCCAGCGCTTGATCTTGTTTCGGTCATAGACCACCTTTGGGAACGCCGTGGTCAGAAGGGAGATGCCCACAAGGGCGAACATCTTGTTGATAAACTTCTGGTTGGGCAGCATTCCGGTGACCAGCGCCTGACCGTGGTAGCAGTCCCGGATATAGTCCCAGTTAATCCAGATCAGCGGATACAGGCTGTAGCCGGTGTCATAGGCCTTCCGAAGAATGCCCTTCTCCGTGCTTTCCACGCACCAGATGGTGCGGGTGTCCCGGTTCCGGAAATAGTAGGTCAGCACCGTCACCTTGTCGTCGGTGTAGCTGTCGTATTTGTTCTGGAACTTATCGGAATCCGCCGTAATGCTGTCCGGGTCGTCGATGCCGCACTGCCCGGCCTTTTTCAGCTCCTCCGCCCGCCATTGGACGTCCTCCACCAGCTCCCGGCGCACAAGGACGATCCAGGGCTGACGCTGGACATCCCGGCAATTGGGGTTGCCGAACAGAACCCGGAGGTTGTCCACAATCTCCGCCACGATCTCTCCCTTGACATCCTGGCCGTTTTCAATGGTGGGGTCAAAGTAGAAGTGCATACAGCCGTCGCCGGTAACGGCGGCGTTGCGCAGAAACTCCCGGTTTTTGGCCACGATCCGGTTGCGCTCGATAATGGCGGCAAACTGGTGGTTGATGATCTCGGCGAAGCCTTCCAGCTCTCTCTGGGTATACCGGGAGGTGGAGGGCATGGGCGTCACCTGAATGGTCATGTTGTCCGAGGTAATGGTGGACACCTGAAAGTTGATGATCCGCTTGAACATGTTGTAGGTGGGGGTAGGCAGGCCGTTGCTCTCCACGCCCTCCCATTGATTTCCTATGAAGAAATCCTCGTTGACCTTCACCGTGTCATACAGACCGATCTGCTGGTTGAAGCCGTAGGCCTTTTCGTAGCGCTTCTGGATTTCCTCATTGGTGGGAATCTTCTGTTTTCCGCTCATTATTCGGCTTCACCGCCCATCCGCTCGGCCTGACGGCTTTTCTTCGCCGCCTCCAGGGGGTCAAAGCCCAGAATCCCGGAAATGCCCAGGTTAAAATCATTCACGGACTTGACCGCCTCCTTTGCCGCCTCATAGTCCGGGACAAGCCCCTGCTCCAGAACGCCGACCCGGTCGCTCAGCTTTCGGAGGCTTTCGGCTTCCTCCCGGCAGTGCGCCCGTCTGCGCCGGTCGGAGACAACGACCGCGCCCAGAACGAGGCAGGCCACGAGAATATTCAGAATCATGAGAATTTGCATTGTGTCCTCCTTACTGGGGAAGGGGCGGTTGCCCGCCCCTCATAAATCAGGCCTGATCCTTTGCCGCGACGGCGGAGTTGAACATGCCAGCCTTTGCCGCATAAGCCCGCAGGCGGTCGCCGCTGGTCAGGGTGACGGCGGCGGTGTAAGCCTTGGCCTCCACGGAATACCGGGGGTCAGAGCCGTCGGTGGTGTAGTAGACGGTGGCGCCGCTGGTGGTGGTCTCAATGGTGGCAGCCTTGCCGCTCATGGTGATGGTGGGAGTTTTCACCACGGTGCTGGGTGCGCAGGCCACAAGGACGCCGTCGGCCTTCTTGCCCAGGACAAAGGCGTCGTACATCATACGGAACTCGATCAGATCGCCGGACAGGCCGGGAGGATCAACGTGGCCCTTGAAGTCCTTGATCTTCATGGGGGAGATGACGGACTTCTTGTGCAGGATCATGAACACCACGTTGGCGGGCATCCGGTCGTTGGACATGGGCAGAACGTTCATGCCGGAAATCTGACCCACGGTGCCCTTGGGCAGGGTCTTGCCGCCCAGAGAATCCAGGTTGACCCACTGCTTCGCCAGCTGGAGGGTGTCCAGATACTCGTAGGGAATCAGCAGACTCACGTCGCCCTTGACGCCCTTGTCCCGCTGCTTGTTTCGCGCCTTGATGATGTAGCCGATGATGGTGTCGGTGGTGGGGGCTGCCGTCAGCTCCTCGTGCATACCGGCGTTTTCCGCCCACTTTTTCAGGCGGTAGGTGTCTACCTCGGGGATGATATGCTCCTCCCGTTCCGCCTTCATGATGGCGCCGACCTTGTGCTTGTCCATGACCTCCATGTTGTTGCCCTTATCCACGGACAGGCTCAGGGACTTGTCCTGAGTCATGGTGAAGGTCTGCTCCTCGTTGCCCACTTCCTTGGTGTCGCCGTACCGGCTGCCGGTACCCACGCCCTTGGTGCGGTCGTAATCCTGAAGGGGCTCGGTTCTCAGGCTCTTGACATGGACGGTCTTCACGCCGGAAAACTCCATGTCCAGACTGTGGTCAAAGAGGCCGTCGGTCTCGGATGCCTTGTCGAAGCCCTCCATCAGGGCGACCTTGTACTTTTCGTCAAAATGAATGGTTGCGCTCATAAATTTCCTCCTTAAATCAAAAAATGAGCCGCGGCTGTCCCGTTGGGATTAGCTTCGGCTCTTGGCTCCTGTTTGTTTATTCTGTTTATGCGAATGCCGACATAAAGTCGTCAAAATCGCTCTTCCCTCTCTGCCCGCCGGAATCCTTCTGGCTTCCGGGAGAGCTTGAGCGGTTTTCCCGGTTCTTCTTCTCGGCTGCCAGCTGACGTTCCAGCTCGGCGATTCTGGCTTCCTTCTGCGCGGCCTCGTACTTCTGGTAGGCGCTCAGGAGGGTCATACCGGCCTGTACATCGGGGGCTAGCTTGCTCACAAGCTCGTCCGTGAACTCCACCTCCGGATAGCTCCGGCGGAACTCATCCACCTCCCGCTGCGCCCGACTCTGGCTGCTTTCCTCCGCCTCCTTCTGCTTGTCCTTCTCCGCGTTGACCGCGTCCAGACCCTTTTGCAGCCGGGCGTTCTGAAGCTCCAGCTTCGCCTCCGTCTCCGTGCGTCCCTCGCCCTTCCGGTAGCTGACATACAGCATTTCCGCCAGCTCGTTCAGGGGAGTGCCGGTTTTCTCCGCCAGGGTGGTCATGATCTCCATCACGTCCTTCTGGCCGTCCAGCTGGGTTTTCAGCTCCTGAATGGTCTGCTGGGCACGCTCCTTGACGCGGTCGTAATCCGCACCCTTCTGGGCGAGGGCGGTCATTTCGGCAAGGCCGACGGTTCGCTCCTCCTTGTTGACCTTGATGGTGAAGGTCTGCTCGGCATCCGGCTTGTCCGATTCCTCCGGGGCGTCGACTTCCCCGCCGGTATCTTCTCCGGTTCCCTCGTCAGGTTTTTCCGCTCCCTCATCGGCCACGGTGGTTTCCTGTTCCGTGTCAGCCCGCTCCTCGGTCTGTGCGCCGGTTTCCTGGTCGGTCACGGTCTGGTTGCCGTCCCCGTCAAAAGCCGCCACAAAGTCCTGGTAGCCGCTGTCCATCGTTTCTTCCATTGTGTGTTCTCCTTTCGTTTTCGGCTCTGGTAGGCCGTATATTCACGCCTGTGGTAGGGCGCAAATTTCTGATTTACCCCATGATGTAGCTCCGGCTCAGGCCGCTGCCGCACATGGCCGTCTGATAGTCCATGCCTCCCTCTTCCTCGTCGTCCTCGGTTTCCTCCCGCTCCCGTTCTCCGGGGAGAACGTAGGTCTGGGCAAAGTATCTCAAAGCGTCGGGTCCGTGGGTCAGCTCATGGGGGTTCTTGCTGACGTCGTTGGGGTCTGTCTTGTCGTGCTGCAAACACTTGATGCACTCGATCAGGCTGCCGCAGGTGTCGAATATGATAAGCCCCGGCCTTCCGTCCTCCCGGAGCTTAAAAAGCTCCTTAAGAGCGTACCAGCCCTGCTTCCGGTTGTTGTCCGCCTTGACCAGGCCAACCCCGTTTTCGGCGAAGGTAGCCGCCTGGGTCTTGCCCGTCTCCCGGCTCCGCGCCCACATATCCGGCGGGGAAATGGTAAAGTCGATATTCTCATCCGGCCTTGTCAGCTCCAGCTGCTTTCTCGCCGCGTCGGAAACCACCATGTTGCTCTGGGCAAACTGCCGGTAGACGTAGCATCGTCCGGTTTCGTCCACCGCAACCCAGATGCAGAAGAACATGTCGAGGCCGTAGTCCATGGCGCGGTAGCGCTGCCAGTTCGGCTTCAGGGGGAAGGGCTTGCAGGTGTGGATGCCGTCGGTAAACTCGTCGAAGTACACCCCTGCCAGGGCGTTCCAGTCGCCGTACCGATGCGCCCGCCGGACGTCCTCGGGCAACAGCTCCAGCTGCTTGACGTAGTCCGGGTTCGCCTCCATCAGGTCTTTGTTGTCGTCCACCGTAGCGGGGATGAAAACATAGTCCTTCGGGTTCTCCCCGGTCTTGAACTGCCGGTCTATGAACAGCCGCTTCACCCAGAAATGACCGGGCCCACCGGGGTTGCAGGTCAGGTAAATCCGCTTGGGTATCCTGTTCGCGCCACGGACGATACCCGCCAGCCCTCGGAACTCGCTTTCCAGGAACTGGGTCGCCTCGTCGATGAACAGCCACTCGTATTCCTGACCCTGGTATTTACCCTGCACCGCCGCGCCGTAGCCGGGCATGTTGCCGAACTTGATCTTTGACCCGTTGGCAAAGGTAATGACATGGTCGGACTTGTTGTAGTTGAACGTCCCCGGCGCTAGGATTTTCAGCATGGGGTCAATGAGCGTTCCCTCCATGTCCCCGTATTCCCGCCGGAGGATCAGTATCCGGATTCCCGGGTAGGTGTAAGACCCCAGCGCCGCCTTGCGTACCACTGACCAGGACTTGCCGCCGCCTCTTGCGCCGCCGTAGCAGGTGTACTTGGCCGTGCTCAGGAAAAATTTCCACTGCGGTTCCGAATTGGGCGAACCGATATTCACTTTTACAGCGCTCTCAGCCGCCTTTTTTGCCACCATTATCTGTCCTTTCCGGAAAACAAAAAGCCAGAACCAACGCTCTTTCCGGGCGTTCGCTCTGGCTCATGGCTCTGGCTTTTTCCGCTGTATTCAATTACGCTTTCGTTCTTGCATCGCCCGCAGAACAGCGGGAACCGATGCAGCTCCGTGGAGGAAAGCACTTTGGTCTTTGTCCTGCACCCACACACCGGGCAATATAAAAACCCTCGTTCATCTACTCGCACGATTGCCTCCCTTTCTCTTGGCGGAACAGGCAGGACTCGAACCTGCACACCGGAATCCATCGGTGAACGGATTAGCAATCCGCCGCAGTACCTGTTATGCTTACTGTCCCGTATTTGGTGCTGGTGGCTGGGGTCGAACCAGCTCCCTGCGCCTTATCACGACGCCGCTCCGCCTGTTGAGCTACACCAGCATTTTTTAATTTTTTATGACCGCCTTTTCAAAACCACCCCGCCCGTTTCCCCTCTACCCCCTCCCGGGGCAGTCTCAAAATTCGTTGCTGCGTATAGTATATATATATATTATATATAAGCTATAATGTTAATATTAAAGCTATAGGTTATATATAAGCTATATAAGCTATAAAGTATATACCAGTCTTTATCTTAGATATAGGCTTTAAGTATATTATTAATCTTACTATTGCCGCATTGATGTTTGAATTTTGCCGGGAAGAAGAAAACAGCCGGAAACTAGGAAATTGGAAGAGAGGGTGTGTCGCATATATCTATACCTTATCGAATGACCCCACCCCCTTCCCCGCTATCCCCCCGGGGGTGGGTGGCTCAAAAGAAAGCCCTTCGGTGCTGGCCTATATTTCAACCAGCCAGGGGAGTTATTGCCAGCCAGGGCAGCACCACCAGCACCACAATAGCCCATAGCATTTATACCCCAATTGTCCACAGCTCGAATACACCAATTGCAATTATCCTTGAAATGTTCGGACTTCCCAGATTACACCCGCAATCTCCGAACATTTCAGAGAAAACGAACGCAACAAAAATACTATTTTGTGGCGTTCGCTATTTCCCGGCCTTCTTGCCCCGTGGATCATCCCCGCCAAACTGGATGTTGATCTTCGTCGGGCTTGTCGTGCCAACTTCCCTATCGGTGTAGCTGATACCATCGCCGATATCTTGTTTAAGGGCAAAAATGGCTTTGGACTGAACCTGGCCAGACCAGCCCTTACCGCTGAGCATCTCCCCGCGAACCCAGGTTGCAACCCTTTTTAACGCAACTGCTCTGCCATAATATGCACTTTGCCTTTCCTCCCCTCTCTCTATACACTCTTTGACCTCTGCCTCCGTGTACCCCAGCGTAGCACAAAAATGTGGCCATGATGGCCGGGGAAATTTGCCATCCGTTGCATCCTGCTTATACTTCTTGATAGCAGCATTCAGTTCTTTCTCCGGCATACGAAACGGGATACCAGCGCCGGAATTTTCGTTTCCGGGCATCAAAACCACCTCCAAAAGTTCGAAATTCAGCATTTATCTAATCTCTATAATATTCAATAAATGGCCGTTTGTCAACCCGTTTTATTATCGAATCACGATAATAAGTGCATGATAAACGAAAAGAAAACGCCGCATTGCAATAATGCGACGCAGGGGTGAACAGCGGTGTAAAATGCGTGATACTTGTGGCCGTGGAGTTCTTAACCTCGGGAAAAGAAAAAAGCTGGAATAATCCAGATATAATAATTAAATTAAAGCGGGAAAAAGGGTAGGCTTTGGGGTGGCGAAAAAATAATTTGGAAAAAGTAAAATTGGGGGTTGACATATGGGATATCCCATGATATAATGAAGCTACCCTAAAGGAAAGGAGGGCAACACATGGGACAGACAGACAGCCAATTCAAAGCGTTCATCCGTTTCGTGCTTGATGCTCTGCGCGAGATTGCAGCAGAAAAGGACGAAGAAAAGAGAGCCGCCAAGATGGAAAAGGTGCTGGACAACCTCCAGAAGACCTTAGAGGACTAAGAGAGGGCGGGGGCGAGCAATCGCCCCACCTTCAGAAAAAGGAGGGCAGACATGGCAGACAGCCAAGCAAAAGCGTCGTGGGAAAAAGAAAATGTGCTGAAGGTGCTTGTAAAGGTTAATAAAAACCAGAATCCGCAATTATTCGACTTGTTGCAAAAAGCTGATAGCAAATCAGGTTTAGCCCGCGAACTTATGAACAAGGCAATCAAAGACAAATAAAAAATCCGTGCAGATGCGGCAACACCTGCACGGGAAGCCCACAAGACCCAGTACCATCCAAGTCAAGGAGCAATGTTATTATAACCTCCTTGACCAGCAAAATCAAGGAGGAATTTTTTATGAAATACTTCACTACCTGCACAACTCTTGACGAACTGAAAAAGGAATTTCGCCGTCTCGCCATGCTGCACCACCCCGACCACGGCGGCGACACCGAGACCATGAAAGCCATCAATGCCGAGTATGACGCGGTTTTCCCGGCCTTCAAGCTGGCCTATAACCGCACCGCCAAGACCCCCACCGCCGAGACCGCCCAGAGCACCCGCAGCGAGTTCTACACCGCCAACGGCTGGAAGGGCAGCAACTACGAATCCGGCCGCAGCCTGAAGGAGATCGCCCAGCTTGTCCGTCAGTTCATCAAGGAGCAATTCCCCACCTATAAATTCAGCGTCCGCACCTCCTACGCCTCCATGTGCCAGGAGCTCCACGTGGACATGAAGGAAGCCCCCTGCAAGATCTACAAGGACTTCGAGGAGCTGACCGAGGAAGACAAAAACGACCTTATCCGCCGCATGACCCGCAACAGCGTTTTCACCCTCAGCAGCTGGAACAGCGCCGAATTAAAGGCCGAGTTTGAACGCATCTGGGCAGAACGCGGGGACTATTACAAATGCCCATCCGACCAGCTGAAAGCCGCCGCCGAAGCCGTGGACGGCTACGTGGAATCCTTCAACTTTGACGACTGCGACGGCATGATTGATTATTTTCACGTGAATTTCTATTACTTCGGCTGTCTGCAAGACAACGCCCGCAACGTGAAGTTCGTTCCCAAGACCGCCCGGGTCGCCGCGCCGAAGGAACCGAAGCAGGAAGAAAAGAAAGCCGGGTTCCTCCGGGTGGAGATCAACCCCGAGTTTGACGGCGTGGAGGTTTATTTCCCCGATAAGCCCAGCGACGAAACCCGCACCGCCCTGAAAGCCGCCGGTTACCGCTGGCACAGCAAGAAAAAATGCTGGTACGCCCGGAACACGGAGCAGCACCTGCAAGCCCTCCGGGCAATCGAAACCGGCCTGACAGCATAAGAAACAGCCGCCCCAAACCCGGGGCGGCTTTCCCATTATTCACACAAGTTTCCCTTTATACAGCTTGTAGAACATCTGCGCTTCCTCGCTGGAATACCCCAGCGCCACCCATGCGGCGATCATGTCCGCCTTCTTGGTGAACTCCTGAGTGACTCCATAGGTCTGCGTAAACTGCTCCGCGGAATACCCCCTGCCCCGGAGATAGGCATACTTGAGTTCCGTCTTGTTGGGCTTCTCTGCCTCGGGGTCATAGTCCGGCATATACAGCAGCATGACCCTGTCTTTTTCCTTGTCGCTCAGGCCGTCCAGCGCCGCGATATAGCCCCATTTGTCCCGGTTGGTAACGGTGGCCTCCCCTGTGTCCTTGTCCACGCTGCCGGTGCCCTGAAGGTCAGCAAGCCCCTTAATGATCCGGTCTGCCACGTCGGAGGAAAGCCCGGATTCCGTCATGGCGTCGAACTTCTCCGTTTCAATGGGGAATGTCTGCCGGAAAACCATCTTGTCCTTGAGGGCGTCGTGGGCGGCCTTGGTGATCTGGCCGGATTCATAGGCATTTCCCAGTGTCCGCGCCCATTCCTGCGCCTTGTCCTTTCCGGCCATCCCGGAATTGCCGTCCAGATTCTTGTAAACCCCGTACAGGCTTGCAAACGTCTCACCGCTTACGCCGTTCTCCCTGGCGGTTATGTAGTACCCGATTCTGCCGCCGGTGCCGTTCTTAAATTCCTGCTTCTGGGCTTTCCCCAGGGATTCATAAATGCTGTAGGCCTGCCCCAGCGCCTCCGGCTCCATGGTGTCGAACGCCTTGGAAAATTCCGATCTCACCAAATCCTGCATAATGCTGTTTTCCACGGTTTTAGCGTCCTTCGGGCTGTCCGTCGTGTAATCGGAAACCGCCGCCCGGGCGTGTTCCGTGGCGTAGGTCTTCGCCCGGTTCAGGGCATTCGCTTTCTGCTCGTCCGAAAGATTCCGGAATGCTTCACTGCCCATCAGCCCGGTGTAATAGCTGCTCACCAGCTCGCCATAGGTCTTTTGGTAGGTTTCCCTTGCCTCGCCGTCCAGATTGACCGTCTCACCGTTTACATGGATAGACATGGGTGCCTGTCTGTCCGGGATAAAGCTGGTGTCACCGTCAAGGCTCCCGCTCAGTTCTTCCAGATAGTTTGTCACGTCGTTCTTGCGGTAAGTCTGGGTTTTCGTCGGGTCGACAAACGTATTGAAGAACCCGCCCCGCTCCTGCGCCTCTCCCAGTCCGCTGTATTTCTTCGGAAGGGTCTGGGACAGGAACGGAAGTCCGGCGATGATGTTGTTTATGGCATACTCCGCCGAGGTCTCCCCCCGGGTGTCCCTGTAGTATCCGTCGGTAAGCTGTGCCGTCTGCCTGACAAACTGCGGAATAAAGCTGCCGGCGGTATCTCCGGCATACCCGGCCAGTTCGTCCATTATGCCGGAAGCATCGTCCGCTTCAACAACACCGCTTATTAAATCAACCCCACCGGACAAGCCGGTCATCATGGGGCTGTCCATCAGAGAATTGAACACAGATTTCACGGTTGCAAACGGATACGCTTTCAGCATGTCGGCAACGCTGTCCTCTTTGGAAAGCTCATACCCGAGATATAGCTGGGTATTGAACGGCTCCAGGAAGTCCAGGCTTGTGATAATGTCCCCGTCCTGCCATTCCGAACTCCCGCCGTCCAGTCCTCTTTTGAGGGCGCTCCAATTGATTTGTGCGCCGCTTCTCCCTTCGGCCTGTAAAAGTGCCTTTTCGTCCTTGTCCTTCGGCTCATTGACCTTTACAACGCCGGTTGCAGCCGCCGCTGTAAACATGGCAATCATTCCGACGCCGCTTAAGCCCCGGCCAAAGTCGGAAGCTACCTGCCTCTGCCGGGCAACGTCGATTTCCTTTCCGGCTTTCGCATCCTTTATGAGGGAAATAGCTTCCCCGACGCTCTTAACAACGCCCGCCGAATAGTCAATGCCCGTCTGGGTCACGTTCATAGGCACCGACGCGAACGGAATCACGGCATCTACTGCGGCTTCTCCCGGTTTCCCGAAAATATCCCCTGCGCCTCTTTTGAACCCCGCCGCCGCTCTGGAAAGATCAGAGCCACGAGTTTTGCCGTCGCTGTCTTTCCATGTTGCATCCTTGAATGTCCGCCGGTTCGCGGTGAATTCGCTCAGCTGCGCGATCTGTTCCTCTGTAAGGTTCGCATTTTTCAGGTTGTTCAGGCTTTCGGAAATCGCCGCATTCGTTCCGCCCTCAAAGATTTTGTCCGTTACCTCAAGGTTGTAGCTCATATACTTCTGGAATGCGTACATGGCGCGCATAGCAACGTTGCCGGTGGAGCGGAAAGTCCTGCCCATGTATTTCCCGCTGCCGCCGTCGCCCATAGCTGTGGAAAGGGAGGCGCCCGCGCCCGTTTCAATCGGGATGTTCAGCTCCACACACAGCGACGCGAAGCTTGCCGCGTCCGCTGCGCCTTTTGCATAGGCCTTCACATTCTTGAAGTCGTTTCCCACAGTCTTCCGGCCTGTGAACTTAGACAGAACCGCATCCATCATCCTTCCGCCGGTGCTGTCGCTTGCGGAATCCATCAGCCCACCGAAGGAGTTGCCCGTGATATTTCTTGCAAACGTTTTAAGGCTTGCAAGCATATTCTGTTTCCGGATTCCCATGGCAATTTCCGTCTTCGTCCGCGCCCGGAAATCATCCGACATTGCCGCGATCTGGGCGTTTGCAACCGTCTTAAGGTCGTCAAAATCCATTTTCCCAAGAATCCGTTCTGCTGTTCCTGTCAGATTCTGAGATGTGCCGAACCACGCCGTTGTATTCCTTTCCCTGGCGATCTGGCGGATAATGTCCCGCATTCCTGCGCTGTCTCCGTCATCCACCAATTCAACCGCAATTGCAATCCGGTCAATATTTTTTGCTATGTCCTTCTGCCACTGCTTGTAGGTTTCTCCGCCTTCCTTCTGCCGGAATGTGGAATCCTCCCGCTTCATGTCAAGAATGGCGTTCCGTGCCCGTTGCGCGGCGGTCATTGAATCCTGCAAATCTGCCATTGTCCCGGAAATGGCGAATGCCTGCGTGACCTGTCCGGCGTTCGTCCCGATTTCCCGGATTTTCATATTCATTTCCGTGATCTGGTTCTGTGCGCCGTCAATTTCAGAGTGTACCAGATTCTTGGTCACATATTTGGCGGTCAAAAGGTCTTCCGCCGTCCATGCGTCCTTACCCATAAGGTAGTCATATTCCGCCTGAACCTTTTCCGGGGTACTGGTTCTTTCCTTTGCCGTGGCCGTGGTGTCCGCGTTGTGCTTGACGTCGTAAATTCCGGCATCCGGGTTTCCCTTGACCATCTGCTTATAGCCCTGCCGGATGTCCGCGTCCTTGCTGTGAAGTCCGGTGTTGCTTACCGTCCGCGATACTTCCAAATCCCCGGACGGCTCATTCTGCATTCCCACCGTGTCCACAGACTGTCCGCCCCCCGTGGACTTCCCGGAACTGTCCTCCACCTGTGGACTGCTCTTTCCCATCAGGGAATCCCGGTAGGCCAAGGCGGCGTCATAGTCGTTCTTGCCGTAGGTGGGCAGTGCCGCCAGCTGGTCATCCGTGATCTTCGGGTAAGTACCCATCTTTTGGGCGACGGTGTCCGCGCTGTCCCCGTTGTGCTTCATCACGTAGATGTACGGCTCGCCCTTGTCCGGCGTCCACCCCTCGTTGGCGTAGGTCTTGTTGAACTCCACCCTTGCCACCGGTTCAAAGCCATATTTGGCGTAGAGTTTCGCAAGCCCTTCCCCGTAGCAGTCCAGCCGGTCGCCGCCCTGCTCAATGGCAATGGGCATCATGGTGTCAAGGGCTTTCGGGGGCCCTCCGTTCTTGTTCTTGAAAACCGCCACAATGTCCCCGTCCGGAGCAATACCCACGCCCACCGTTCCGTTGTCGTTCATGAAGGTTCGGACGTTGCCGTCTTTCAGCTGCTGGGCGGATTTCGGCGTAACGCACCAGCCGTTTGCCGGGTCGGAGTTTCGCCCTGCGGTCAACGCCTGCTCATAGCTTACCGGGTCGGCGGTGGTGTCCCTTACGGCATAAGTCGGTGTTCCCCGCTGCCTCTGGGCTTCCTGTAATTTGTCGCTTACGCGAAGCTCTCCAGAAACTCGTAGGTCATTTTGAGAAGCGCCGCCTCCGGATTCTCCTTGTACGCCTCCCGGAACCACTTGGGTTCCCGCTTCCATTCCTCCGGGTGCTTGTCCAGATACTGGCAATGCTCCCGTGTCTGCTCCAGAAACCCGTTCGGTTCCAGTTCCTCCGGGTAGTCCCGTTCCATCAGTGCCTTGTAATCCCGTTCCATTTTCCGTACCTCCCTGTATCGGATTCCCGTTAATAGCATTATAATTCCCGTCAGTGCCGGTGTCAACGCCCAGAACCCGGTCAAAGGCATTTTGCACCGCCTGCCGTTCCGGCGTGACCTCCGGCGTTTCCTGCCTTGCAGGCGCTCTTTCCGCCAGCTCCTGCCCCATGTCCTCGATCAGGCTCTGCGCCCCCTCCCGGTTCAGGGTTGTGGTGGCGGTGTCCCCGGCCAGCTGCCGGACGGCTGCCTTTACCGCGTTCCGCTTCTCCGACGCCGTGGCCATTTGGGACAGGTCAAGCCCCGTCTGCCGGGAAAGCTGCTCCATGGCTGCCGGGTCTGAAAGAATCTTCTCCACGGTCTTGTTGCTCACGTTCCCCGTTTCCGCCAGCTTGTCCAGTGCGTTTGTGAGCGCATTCCCCACCTGTGGTGTCCCTGCCGCCTCCGCATCAGGGCTTTGTGCTTTCGTGGTGTCAGTGGACGTTTCCGGTGAAATCCCCGCCTGTGGGTTCCCTGCGGTCTCCTGCGCGTTCTGAGAGGCATTCGTCTTTGCCTCTGCCCTTGCAACGGCATTGCTGTACACGATAGCAGTAAGGCCGGACAGACCGCCGGACAGACCGGAGACAAAGGCGGTTTCCTTTGCCTCGTCCACGATGGCCTTGGCCGCCGCCGCTTTCGCATCGGCGTAGGAATAGCCGTCAACCACAAGCTGCTGAATGGCCCGGTTGTACTCGCTCTTTTCCTGTAGAATGGCCGCTTCGGCAAGGGTGCTGCCAACCAGGCTCGCTTCTTCCTCGCTGATCTCCACACCGGCCTGACCGATGGTGTTCAGCAGGAACTTGGTCAAATCCTTGGTAGCCCCCGCCTTGGCCTTGTCCAGCAGCTTGTCCATGGATACCTTTTCCGTCAGGACTTCCAGTATGGCGTTGACCGTGCCCATGCCGTAGGCCTGGGCAGGGGTAGCGCCCTTCTGGGTGGCTTCCCGGACACCGGACGCAAAGGAATCCATAGCAACCGCGCCAAGGGAGGCGGTGGGACCCAGGACAGCCAGCCGGGTCAGGGAATCCGCCGTGGACATAGCCGCCTGATAGCCGTAGCCCAAAGCGTTTCTTACGACGTTGTCCCCTTCGCCCACGATATTCTTTCCGGTTTCCTCCCGGACTGCGTCGTAGTAGATGGAAGCAAGGTCATTCGACCGCACCGGTTCAAGCGTGGGATACCGCTTGGGACTAATGAGTTCGCCCACTCTGCCCATGAATGCGTTCGGCGTATTCAACAGCTTGCCGCCAACGGATTCTATGCTCTTTCCAATGGCTCCGGGTACGGTAGACACATCCTCGGCGGCTTTCGCCATTTTCTCCTCCGCCTGCCGCTCATGAAGATCCCATGAGTAGGCGGCAACCATGGCGTCGAAGGCATCCCTGCCGTACTTGTCCACCAGAGGTTGACTCGCCTTGTCCATTCGGGTTGCCGCAAGTAAGGAAGAACCGCCGCTTCCGAAATGTGCCCAGAAATTTTCGGATATATCTTTGTTCTCGACATAATCCGCCAGCAATTTCCGGTCTTCCTCCGGGAGAGCGTTCACCTTCGCCATATCCTGCTGGCGCATACGGGCGGTAATGGCTTTTTCCTGTTCGTTTTTCCAATAATCCGCCTTAGCTTTCAGCCCCTTGGATGTTTCGTCCTCGAATACCTCCGTCATCTGCGGCGCATTCCGGGGAACCTCCGACATGGGAGTATTCCGCGTCAGCTTTGTCGCCGCCTCCTGCTTGCGCTGCTGGAACTCCTGAGAATTCACATAGTCGTCATACTCTTTCTGGGCAAGAGCCGCGTTTTTCCTGTAACCTATGGCCTCATTGTCAAGCGCGACCAGAGCGTCCCGGTATTCCCGCTGCGATTTCTCCCTCTCCACCGGATTGTATGTGCCGCTGAGCTTTTTCACGGACTGCACCCGTTGATATTCCCTATTCGCTTTCTCCCTGATCTTCCCCCATGATTCGTCCTTCGTAACCGCCATACTGTAAACCTCCTGATCTGCCGGCCTTAATAGATATACTCCCGACGTTTTGCGGCCGGGTTCGGCGCACCGCCGCCGCTACTCTGTGACCCGGAAGCGGCCGACCCGCCGGAGCCGTCATCGCCGTACAGCCATGCCAGAAGATCCTCAATGGTGATGTCCGAACTGCCGCCACCGCCGCCGCTTCTCCTGTAGCTTCCGCCGCCGCCTCCGCCGCCACCGCCACCGTGCTTCGACTTCAGCAGCGCCAGCTGTTCGTCCGTCAGGCCGTAGAGCTTTGCCAGAATGGAGTAGTCCCCCACTCCCGCCATCAGATTTCCGGCGTCCTTCTGCATCTGCATCAGCTGGTCTTCGTCCGCCTTGGCGGCGTTGTACAGCGCCTGCGCCCGCTGATAGTCGTTGTCCGCCTGAGCTTTGGCAATGGCGGCGGAGTATTCCTTTGCCAGCAGATTCCGCTGCCGCTCGAACTGGGCGTCGGAATCCGTCTGCGCCGCTCTCAGGGCGGTCAAATCCGCCTGGAGCTGATTGTCCTGGGCAAGCCTCGCCTGTGCCATGGCGCCGCTGGTCAGGCCGTAGGCGTTCTGTACCTCCCCGTAGTTCTTCGCCGCCTTGGCGGATTCCACGTAGGTTCTGTTCAGGTTCGCGTCCGTGGCCTTCTGCTGCTTTTCCATGCTTGCGTCAATGTTGGATACGTTGTTTTCGTAGCCCGACGCCAGCGTCTGCTTCTGGCTTTCCAGACTGCCGTCGTACATCTTGTTGATATATTCCGCGTCCTTGGGCTTGTTTCCCAGGCTGTCATACCACGACCCCCCGGCGGTTCCCGCGCCCTGGGTCACGTTCTCGATTTTCTTTTCCTCCATGTGATTTCTCCTTTCTCAAAACAGCCCGTAGGGCGTGGAAATCGGCTCAAATTCCCCCGGGAGCTTCCCTTTCAGGTCTTGCAGCGCCTCCCGGTACCGCTGTAAGAACCACGCCGCCAGATCTTCATTTTCCCCGCTGAGCAGCTGCGCCGCCAGGAAATAGGGCAGCAGCGCAAGGCACAGCGTGTCGTCCAGAGGGATGACTTGTGTAAAATCCGGATTCTTGTAATCCTCCGCCGCCAGAATCCCGGGGAACGGCCGCCCCGTCCCTTCCGTGGAATACGTCCCGGAGTAGGGATACAGCGCCGGAATGGCGGTGTTCAGAATGGAGATCGTGCGGAACCGGTATTCGTCCGTGTCCACGGTCTGGGTTCCGCCGTTGGATTCATTCTGCTCGTCCATCAGATGGATGGCCGTGTCAAAAACCTGTTGTACTGTTACCATGTGTTCCTCCTTACTTTGCCATGGACGCAAAGCGCACCTTCTGGTCGTAGCCCAGTACCGTGGCCAGCGCCCCGTCCGTGTTCACCTTGAAAATCAGCTTGTAGTAGACGAATTTCTTCACCTTCAGCCGGATGCGGTTGATTTTCGGGGTGTCGTTCAGGTCGAAGGTGAAGTCCGCGAAATCCCAGTTGCTCCAGGAAAACAGCTCGTTTGTCACTTCCTTCTCCATGTACTCGCTGCGCCTGTCCGTCGCCGCCGTAATAATCATCCGGGACTTGTCCTGAGGCAGCATGGAAACGTAAATCTCGCTGGAATACTTCCGCTGGAAGTCCGCCCCGAAGGCCTGAAAGCCGGATTCCCATACCGCCTCAATGGCTGTGGCCTCCCCGGAAGCCGTCACCGGCGCGTCCCTGGAAAGCCCCTCCTGAGAGAAGAAGAACATGTCCGTGTCCGTGAAGAATACCATCTCCCCGTCATGTACCATGGCGTTTTTCACGCTCTTGCAGAGGCCGGACTTGTAAATGCACCATAACCCCCCATCCCCCGCCAGGGCGTACCGGTTCACCAGCACCGTGCCGTCGTCGTCGTTCAGGAACACGTAGTAGGTTTTGTCGTAGTCGTCATCGCAGGTCACGATCCCGGCGCTGTCCGCCCGGTTCAGGGAGTTCATCACCCTGTCCGAGACCCGCTTGGCGTACCGCTCGTCCTTGTAGTAGCTGGAGGTGATGCGCCATTCGTAGATTCCGTTCTTGCTGAATGTCCGGGGGAAGTTCTCCACGGTCTGAATCTGTCCCAGCACGTCGTTTCCGAACTCCCGGTTTGCCGCCCGGAGGTAGAATCCCGCAATGGTGCTTCCGTCCGTCAGGGTCACCGGCTCATAGCTGATGGTGAATGCGCCGTCTGGCTTGAATACCAGAAGCTTGGAGTAGTGCCGCACAATCCCCGTCACCGGGGAGCCGGACATGTCCACCGCCACCTCGTTCATGGCGGGGAAATACAGCGCCGTCACCTCTCCCGACTGGGGAACCCCGGTGTAGTAACACAGATTCGTCCCGTCCCCGGCAACGAACAGCCTTGTGTCCGTGGCACCGTTGTATGCCTCCGCCAGAGGGCACCCCAGAATCTTCAGCCGGTTCTCCGCTGCCTTAGCCGCATCCGTGGTGTAGGTGAATTCCACATTGGCAACTCCCTTGATGGGAGCGGTGGTAAAGGTATAGGTGTGCTTCGATAAATCAAAGCTGCCGCTGGCCGCCACGTCCTTCGACACATTGTCCACGGTGATGGCCGTCACCCCGATGGCCTCCTCCGGCAATACGTAGGCCGTTGCCTCCCCGTCGGCGCTGTATTCAATCCGCCGCAGCGCCGAAAGAAGATTCAGGTTTTCCAGCGTGGTGCCCCCTCCGGCAGGCGCCGCCCCGGTGACCACCAGCGGCACATAGGGGGCTTCCGCCGTAAACGTGCCGTCTTTGTATACCACCGTGTTCCCTTTGCTCATGACGTACAGCTTCCCCCCGAAGGGGAAAATCTTCACCATGGCGTTTTCCCCGGAGGTCAGTCCCAGCGCCCCGGTCTGCTGGTGGACGATATGCCGGTTTCCGTCCGCCCCTCTCTGATACACGAAAAGCCTGTCCGCGTTCTGGTAAAAATCGCAGATCACCAGAAGGTCGTCCTCTCCGACCCGCCCTGCCCAGCTTCCCAGAATGGGGGCGGGGGTTCGCTCGGCGGCGAAGTCCGCCCGCTGGATTCCCGGGCGAAGGGCCAGGTTGTAGGCGTCGGTAATGAGAAAGTTCTCCATTCTGGAAGCCTCCCCCATTTTCAGCTCCGTGTCCCCGTCCGCCGCCTCGTTGATGCCCAAAAATTTGTCAACGGTGTAAATTTTCGTTCCCCGCTGCATTGTCTTCCTCCTTTCTGTATTCGTAAATGTAGATTTCCGCCCGTGGGTGCTCCTTGTCGTAGAACACCCGGCTGCCGTCCCGGTTCCGGATAATGGAAATATTGTCGTCCTTCAATATCCCCTCCCGGGTGAGGATATCGTCCAGGGAAGCATACAGGTTCAGGTCGTCCACCCGCCTGCGGGTCTGCATATACAGCCGGTAGACAATATGCACCTCTCCGGATATGGGAATTTTCGGCTTTCCCAGAAGATACCGCCCCGCCCGGGCGGAGTACTCCGTGTTGGCGTGCCCCTGCCGGATGTACTGCTTTGCCCGCTTCCCGCATACCGGGCATCTCGCCCCGGTTCCCGCAATCATCTGGGAATTTTTCTTCGTCCTCGGGTCGAGCGGAATCACATAGCTTGCCAGAAGCTTCAGTCTTGTCACCCCCTTTAAGCAAATGAGCCGAAGCAACCATAACGGCGCTTCGGCTCAAGGCTCTGAAAAGTTTTCTTATACCGTAATAATAGCAAAGATTCCCCCAAAAATCTAGCACCATTTCCGGGTTTTTCTCCGTTCCTTCTTCTTTACGGTGCAATCCTTCCCAGGCGGGCAAGGCCGCTTTTCCCCGCGGACGAATATGTAATTGCAACACCGGCTGCCTTCGTAGTATCCGAAGAAATACCAGCACCCGACGCAATACTTCCTGTCGTCCCTGTATTCCACATTACCATCCCATTTCCGTCACAGGGTAATCCGCTGCTGTGCTGTATATTCTGTCCACGCGGCTTCCTGCTTCTCAAAATATTCCTTGTCAATTTCCGTTCCAACAAAATCCAGATCGAAATCATACGCCGCCCGCCGGGAGCTACCGCTGCCAAGGTGAGTATCCAGAATCTTGAACCCCGGCTTCGTGTAGTGGGCGTATATCCATCGGTATAATTCTTCCGGCTTTTGAGTTGGGTGGAATCTGCCCGCTATACCCGCAGATGACATTTTGATAACTTTTGCGTTATCGTTGAAACTGCACCAGGCATATTCCGCCATTGCCATAGAAAAGTTTTCCGGGATATTTGTTTTCAGCCAGACCAAAAAGCATCTGTTCGGTGGGAGCTGGAAATAGTTCCCACCCCATATGATTTGCTCCTTGCTCACCCGGAAAAGCTCATTGAAATAGTCCTCGCCGGGGGCATAGTCCCAGCTCGTGATTTTTTTCCGAACTTTGCCGCCCACTTTCCTCCCGTCCGGGCAATCTTGCAGGTACCTGTCAAAGCGTCCACCGAAGCGGGTGCCGCTGACGAACTCCCCCCCCCGCTTCCATACGGCGGATCGACTACAGCCAAGTCGAAATATTTATCCGGATGCTCCCGCATGATTTCCATGCAATCAGCGTTAAGCGCAATGTTCACATCGTGCCACCTCTTTCCGCTTTCCTGTCACGGTATCTCCTTTGAGCTGCTCTCTGAGCGTGGGCTTTCTGGCATTCCCAGCTGCAATAGATTTTCTGCCTGATCTTGCCCTGCGTGAATTTCTTCCCGCACTGTGGGCAGATTTTAGAAATGCCCTGTGGGGCTTCCACGTCCTCCACATCGGCCTGAATTGGCGGGTGGTATCCGTGCACATTACCATGTACTTCCCGTAGCTCGTCCCGGCCTTCTGGGCGGCTATGGAGCACAGGGTGAGATAGTCCGGTTTCTTGCTCATGATTTCCTCCGATCTGCAATCCGCTTTTTCTCCGCTTCCTTCAGAGCACCGAACGCCATGACGTAGATGCCCATGGTGTAGTCGGTGTTCACCGGAATCAGCGGGGCGATAAAGTGCCAGCAGTCCATGTAGGTGAGTTCATTCCTCATTCCAATTTACCCCCTTTAGCCCCGCTGATAGGCTATAATGCGTTTGATCTTGTCGTAGCTTTCATCTATTGTTATAAAATCCTGTGATACAGCATCAGGGCTGGTAAACGCAAAATAAATCTCCGTTCCGTTCTCCGTTGGCCATATATCCTCCACCCAGTCCAGATTAACCAGCCGGGGCTTGCCCTGCAGATGCACCTCGATAAAATCAGCCATTCTCTTCGCCTCCTTCCTTCGGCGGTTCAGGAAGCGGCATCCAAGCCAAAACCTTCGCTTTCTGTCCCTGCGCTACCTCGCCGCCCCATCTACCGTTACAGTAATAGCCGATACCGCAAGTTTGGTACATCGCATTGTAGGAGCCATAACGGAAGTATTCGTACCAGCACAGATAACTCCTAATTTTGTCCTCCGGCAGTCTCTCGCTGACCGGAATCCACCTTGTCCGCTTCAACGCCTCCATGCCCATTCGGCAGGCTTCGTTCACCTCGTCCATGCCGTCATAATGCTCCCGGTGTTCCGGGTCAAGGATTTCAATTGCTCGTTCGATTTTCAAAATCCGTACCTCCTACATGCATCTTTCCATAGTTCATCAAACCCGCATTTGCTGCCATTTACCGTGTAGATAAAATAACAGATGATTTTAAGTTGCCGTTCAGTCATCGGTTCCATCCTCCAAACACATTTTTGCACCGCAATGGCAATACGGGTATCTCCGGCAAGCCTCGCCGTATTCTCCGGCTTCCAGCAGGTGGTGCAAGTCGATATTGTCTACCTTGCGCCCGCAGATGGAGCATTCCAGGCAGAGGGTCATTTCATCTGCAAGCCGGATATTCCAGTTCCCATGCCGCACCGGCTCCGCATCGGCGGCAGGAAGTTTGCGTATCTCGGAAAAAGCCGCCGCATAATCGCCACTTGTGCGCTTTACGATTTCCATGGCCGCCTCCCGTCTGATGTAATCACTCATTTCAATTCCTCCACGTAGCACCAACTCTGGGGTGGTTTTTCTACCGTGCAATCATGGCACGTCCCGCACTTTGGAATGGCGATACCCAGGTCGTTATATTTACATTCACGGTTCCATGGTTTGAAACGATAGAGTGGCTTCGGCATATCGTAGATTTTTAGGTTGGAAATGTGCCAGCCGTACAATGTTGCACCTTTTCCGTAGTCCCACAAAGCACCGTCCACAAGCCTAGTCTGCGCCACAAAGTAATCATCAACATCGTAGATTCCATACGGTTCTGTTGCCGCCTTGATGGTTTCAACCCGGTCGCAAATAAACTCCCCAATGACCTTGCCCCATGAGCCGCGCAGTCTGCGTGCGTCGTTGCCTTGCGTGCAGTAGATGTAGCATTTGAACGGCGTGTCCAGCTTTGGCCTGGTTTTTCGCACCTCAACGGTCTTTTCACCTCTGGCAATCTTCTCCACCCACTCCGGGCGGATGCTGATAAGTACCGCCTTACTCATGCTCAGCCCTCCGGTTCCACATATCGGCGGCCTTTTTACGATCGTCTTTGGCAAACGTAATTTCCCCATCCGATTCCAAGTCCACCGTTACAATGAAATCTCTCATAGGCAGTTCAATCATGCAGTTAGTACACTTGATGCCAAATTGCCATTCATGCGCTGTGCAACGTATGTAGTTTTTGTCGATGATATACACTGCCTCCCCCCCGCAAAACGGGCAGGGCTTCAATTTGATTTCGTCCATTGTTATCTCCTTCCCGCCCGGGTTGCCCCGGGCTTATCTGCTATCTAAAAATCACTACCATAGACGGAAACGGTGCTGGGTTCATTGCTGCCCCGTTTTCATCTTCAAATTTTAACCGTCCACGCAGAAACCGAATTTCAGCTTTTCCGTATATGTAATCGTGGAAAAAGCTTGTGTCCGTCCGTGCCGGAATCAGCATGACGATTGTAACCCCCCAACGAACATGTTCAGAATATGCCTTTTGAACCCATTTCCCGATCTCCCTGCCATAGGGTGGGTTGCAAAACACAGCCCCATACCCGCTCCACGAACAGGATAACCCATCCACTTCTGGCGTAAAATATCGTTCACACTTGGCGTTTTCAGGGGAAGCGGCGGCATCTAAGCCAAAATGGAATTCCTGATCCAGTTCCTGAAAAAAGTCTTTTGGCGTTCGCCAGTCCATTTTTACGCTGGAAAATAACGCTTTGTTCATGTTTCACCTCGATTTCTATCGTTGTTACCATTTCAGTGACAGGCTATCAAAACTCGCATTTTTAGTAGTCGCCTCCATTACTCTTATCAAACTCTACGTTGATCTTCGGCACCCACGTATTGCTCAGTGCACTTTCCACGCCCGTAAAAAAGCTATCGACAAATTTGGTGTAATTAACTTTTTTAGCCAGCTCCGCTCTGATTGCCTGTGTAATTTCCGGTTTGCGTTCGTTTACAAGTGCTTGCAATTCCTCACGAGTGATTTCCTCAATCGCTCGCCTCACGTGGAACTCCAACAATGTATATTTATTATCATTGGAATAGCTAGAAACTTTCCCGTTTTTATCAACTTTCGTAGACAAAACCATTTTTACGATCTGGCTCACGATTTCGTTTTTCCCGTTTAAGGATTCCGAAATTCCCATCATAACGGTTTGCTTTACCGCTTCCGCCAAATAATCCTGATCGATGCTCAAGTCCAATCCTACAATATTCGCCATTTTAATTTCCTTTCTGTTTTCCTTTATTCCCCCGAGGAACTTTCCCCCACCTGGGCGGGGTGCAATTCCGCTTCACCGGATTGAAACAGCCGTACATTTTCGCCTTGCTCATGCTCAAAAGCAATCCCCTCTCTCACCAAATCCGGGTGTTCGTACCGGAAAAATTGGCGTTGTTTTTTGTGGTTTTTCCATAGTTTCATGATGTTTTTATTCCAGTTATCGATGAAATACGTTTCCCATGCCTTGCATCCGTCCCCGTTGGTGGGGCAATCGTCCCGCGTGCAGTTCCTGCAAAATGGGCTTTCCGAATCGATGTACTGGCCGGGTTTTTCTCTCATAATGCGTCCCTTCTTTCATCTGCGCCCGCCGCCAGAACCTGCCGTATGGCTTCCAGCTCAGCGTCCCCAAGCTCGCCGGACGCGCCCTTAGGAATATCAGGCTTCCCATAGCGCCTAACCGGTGGCGCTGACCCAGCACCGCCCCTATCCTGCTCTTTGGCAAGCCAGCCATTGATAAACCGCTGTACCCCGCCCTTGGTTTTCCGCTTGGACGGGTTGGCGTCACACCACCCGGCCATTTTCCGAAGCTCTGCCAGGATATCAACGGCGGGGTAGAGTTCTGCCCATTTGTCCACGTCAGCCCGAAAAACAGGGTAAAGGGATTTATCATTCAGCATGATCTGGCACACCGGCGGCGTGGAGGCGGTGTCCGGCTCCGCGCCTATACTCTCCTTTACTCTACTTTTCTCTACTCTACTCTCCTCTACTCTACTATGTCTTTGGATGTCAGCATTTTTTGAGAAAATGTTGACATTTCTGCTTGAAATGTTTACATTGGGGCAAATTTGGGCGCACTCGACCAGAAGGATGTTGTAATCGACTTCAAGACTTTTACGGCGGCTGACTGCCTCGAAGTACCGCTTCTGAATTCCCCGTGAAGTCAGAACGTGATACTTGTCATATATCTCTTTGTCGAACATCCCTCGTCTGATAGAAGCTTCTATTATTTCGGAAACGACGCTCCCACCCAGCCCGCACCTTCGGGCGAACAAAAGCGCAACCTCCTCTGTCCATTCAATGTAATAACCCTCCTTGCCGTATATCTCTTGCAGCAAGTGAACGATTACACCAAATCCTGTCAAGCCATATTCTGCTTCTATCAGTTCAAATTTCTTGTCCAAGCAAACATCAAGCGGAAAGAAATCAAGTCCGCTTTTGATTGCCATAGTTTACTCCTCGCTTCCCAGCCTAGGGAATAGAACAATTTGAAAGTCGCGACTGCCAAAAATGTCAACTATGTGTTTTACTTCTTCTTCGGATATACAATCCAGTCGGAGAAGATTATCTTGAAGGTCATCCAATTCCAAGATATTCTCGGCATCGGTGACGATAACGTCATATTTCATTGCGCATTCACTCCTTCACCAGCGAATATCTTGCGAAGCACGTCCGCTCCCCGTATCGGTTCTTCCCGGTGACGGTTTCGCTCTTGATGGGTACGCCCTGGGCTTTCAAATCCCAGATTCTAGCACCCAGCCGGTAACAGCCGTACTCGGTAACAGCCTCGGCCTGAGTGATACTTCCATAGTCCTGCAAATGACGCAGGATACGCTCACACTGTGTCACGGGGTGCCTCCTCTCCGGTGAGGCGAACCGCCACGCATGGGCGGGTGCCGTACCGCTTGCAGACTGTGGCGTCTGTGATAGCTGCGTCATCCTTGTAGGCGATACCATTCAGAGCATCACACACAATCTTGCCTATGTTGTCCCAGTCGGGTTTCACCATAGGAAGAATCCGATTGTCAATCGCTTCGGCCTGCTTGCGCTTGCTCCACGAATGGGGAACGGGGTAGATTGCCGCAATGTCAACCCGGATAGTGCCGGTGAACTTTGCCCCGTGGGCTTCGCACTGGTATGCCCATGCCACCAGCTTTTCATAGTCCTTCGTTTTCTTTGGGGTGTATGTCGCACCGTTCTGGGTGAAGCGGGGGCGCTCCTTCCCTTGCGGAACGCCGGGAATCGTAAATTCAATCGTCACGTTTTCGCTCCTTCCTTTGGAGTTGGCGGTTTTACCTCCCACCGCCAAGGGAAAATACAAACTATACTGTTAATCTTTTTGAGGAAAGATTGATTTTTCCAGCCTAGAACGGCAAGTCGGCGTCGTCTTCGGTGATCTCCTGATATCCTCCGAACCCCTGCTGGCTGTATCCATTGCCCCGGTTCGTCTGCTGTGGGGCGCTGGGCTGCCCGTATCCGGCGTTTTGCGCCGTCCCGGTATTGGTGGTATCCTGAGAATTGCGCTTGCTGGAAAGCAGCTCAACGTTTGTGGTCACTATCTCAAACGTCCGGCGCTTGTTCCCGTTCTTGTCCGTCCAGTCTCTGGCCTGCAGCGCTCCGGAAACGGCTACGATGTCGCCCTTATGGCCGTACTGCGTCAGGTACTCAGCCCCCTGCCGCCATGTGACGAAGTCCAGAAAATCGGTGGCATCCTTCGTCATTGGCCGCTTGACGGCCACGCTGTAGGAGCAAACCGCCGTCCCCTCCTGGGTTCTTCTCAGCTCCGGGTCGGCGGTGAGCCGCCCGACAAATTGACAATTATTCATGTGTTCTCCTTCCTGTAAATCAGATCGTTTTCATTCCAGCCGGGATAAATGCCCATCAGGTACTCCCGGAAATACGCCCTCATTTCCATTCTTGCCGTGGTCTGGTCGTACCGGTTGTGGCATCTGGGGCAGAGGGTAAGCCCGTTCTGGGCAATGCCAAGCCCTCCCTGCGCCCGGGATATGTAGTGGGCGTTGCTCCATGCCAGAGGGGCAGGGGCGGGAGCGCCGCAGAATACGCAGCACGTCCAGCCGTCAATGCTGTCCCGCTGTGCAATCGCTATTTTCTCGACCCGGGTGAAGTCCCTCGCTTTTGTGTCCTTCCTCAACGCCATTCCTCCTTGAGCAGTTCCAGCTTGTCCGGGGGCAAGGTTTCAATGTCCAGCGCCTTGCAGTCCTGTATCAGATTGTCGATCAGCCGCGCCATTTGTTTGGTGTCGTAGGTGCTGGAACCGTGGTATGCCGCCAGGTTCCGGCACCCAGGCACCTGAGACGCGCCCAGGCTGTCCACCAGCCATCCAAGGCCGTTTTTCTGCCAGCTCCGTGTGAAGCGCTCCACGTCCTGTTCCCGGACGCACATGGGCGTGTAATTGTCTCCCACGCCCCGAATGGCGTTCCGGTATACCTCTACAGGAGGAATCCCCATAGCGGCGGCAAGCTTGTGAATCAGCACCCAGGCATAGGCGTTTGCGTCCAGGCTCCGCTTTTCCCGGTGCTCTTTCAAGGTCAGATCATAGGGCGCGGCCTTCATCTTTCGGATAAAGGCCATTGCCTTGCCCAACTCGGAGCGGGAGGGCTTGACCATCAGCCAGCCGCCCTCAAGCTTTGCCTCGGTGAATGTAAGCTCCGTCATGATTGCTGCCACACAAATGCCCGAAGGTTCTTTGTATCGTTGCGGATTGCAAGTCCGGTGATCCGCCCGGTCTTCTCGTCATAGGCGATTTTCTCCACGCTGAACTTGTCATAGCAGCTGAACCGGGTCTTTCCGTTGAAGGAAGACGCTTTGATCTCTGCTTTATTGCTGGGAATCCAGACAAACGGGGACGTGTAGAGTTCCCTGCCGATGCCCCAGCGGAACCCGGCGCGCTTGAAAGCGTCGCTTGCCTCGCCCTTTTTCTGGTTGCCTTCCTCGTCCTCCCGGCTCTCGATACCGCAGTCCCATTTCCATTGGATGCCGCCGTTTTCCTGGATAATCCCGATACCGGCGTACAGATTGCCCTTGATCTCCTTGTAGTCGTTCGTCCAGTTGCCCGCCCCTACAGTCTCGTCCAACAAGTCCATATCCGTCCTCGCCGTCTTGTACAGCAGACACACCAGACCATTTTCCTTGACCTGCTTGACCTTGACCTCAATCTCGTCAGCGGTCAGAAACCGAAACATTCTTGCCATCGTCTTCCTCCTTAAATTTCAGCGGGCATTCATACCCAACTGTTGCTCTTGTATCCAGCAGATACTCCCCGGTCAACCGGCACTGCTTCCGGGCGTATGTTTCCATACACGGGCACAAATCACAGCACACATGACCCTCCGGGAAGTAAATGCTTGCCGTGGCCTTCTCGTACCACAGGCAGCTTTTTTTATCCGCCATAATCCACCTCAATCATAGGAAATCTCCTGCCATTCCTCCCGGCTGTCCATGCAGAGGTCGCAAATGGCATCGTCCCGGATTTTCCAGTATCTATGTCCCACGGTTCTCCCGCAGCAGATGCACACCGGAATGCTGCTGTCCGTTGCCTGGGGATCGTACAGATAATCGTAATCCGGATTCACACCAACATCATCCATTGACTTCCCTTTCTCAGTTTGATATACTGGTAAATGGTAGAGATTTTTTATATCGCTTGCCGTCCCCGGTGCTGTAACATCGGGGGCGGCTTTTTATCGCCCTCTGATGCACCGTCCGATACCGGCGCCCATCAGGATAGCGCACACCCACATTGCGGGAACTGCCGCCTTGTCTGCCAGCAAATCGGCTTGCTGCCACCAGAAAAGCACCAGATTCAGTCCCGCATAGGGGCAAACACGGAAAACACATTCCTTGATATTGAACGGCTTCCGGTTCTTCGGCACCGGCTCCCACCGGACATCCTCGGGCGTGCTTCTGCTTGCCATATCGTTCACCTCCTGTCGTGGTTTTTATGGACTACGTCGAAAAGCTCCACGTTCTCATCATCAAACGCCTTGCGTTCCTCCGTTTCCATGCCCAAGGATTCCCGTAACTTGACGTTTTCCTCCCGCAACCGGCGGTTCATCTCCGCCATGGTGCGAAGCTGGGCAACCTCGTTCGGCATCATTTTGCCACCTCATCCGGATACATAGTGCTCAGCACATCCGGCGCGTCCCAGTGGTTGCCATCCCACCCAGCCCGGCGGGCGTAGGCGTAAACCTCCCGCCGAACAGGTTCCGGCATCACGGCAACCACCTTTACGCAGTAGTCACCATCGGTGCTATAGAGGAACGTATCCTCAATTTTTGGGTACGCCATCCGGCCTTCCAGAAATGCCTTTGCGCGCTTCTTTGCAAGCCGCTTTTTCATCACTTTCAATCTCCCTTCATCTTGGCATCATTTGGATTTCTCCTTGTAAGGCTTCACGTCAAAATCACAAATCCACCGATTGCGACCATATCGATCTGTGTAAAGGCTCCACCCTTTGTGGAAGGCGCAGAGTGTGACAATTTTACCGATAGGAACTTCGTGGCCGGTGAAATCATCTACGATCACAAACTTGTCTCCAACCTTGGGTTTGCCATCCTCAAGCTTGCTCTCCTTTGGCTTGTCCTCCTTGCGCTTCTTCGCAAAAAGCCGCTCAACGGCGACCTTTGCGCCCTCCGCTCTGCTGTAGGTGTCCTTCGGATTGCACCGGGCTTCTGCGGTCTTCACGTCCCGTCCTCCACGTTTCAGCGTGGCCGTGGTAATCATCCCGTCAAAGCGGAGTACCACGGTGCAGGGTTCCCGCTCAGGCTCTGCAAGGCCGGAAATCATGTCATCATCCCACAGCCAGCCGTATCCGTTATTTTCACCGTAATCTTCCCGCATCCAATATCCGGGCGAAGAGAGGTCTCTGATCGTCATGACTTTTCCCAGCCACTTGTCCATTTTCCCGAAATCGTTCATGCGGTCGGTTCGGTAGTCTACAATCCGCACCTTATCCCCAACTTTGTACGCCATAAATAACTCCTTTCAATTTCGGCATTCTGCCGTAGATTTCAAATCACTGCCATTCCCTTGCAAACGCCCGTATCTCCTTATCAGAGTACCCCAGGGTTTTCAGAATCACCGCCGGGTCAGGGTGGAGGGTGGTCACCAGCTTTTTCAGGACACTTACCCGCATTTCGGTTTTTCCCTTCCGGTAGTTCCGAAGGGTCTGATGGTCTACCCCGGTTTTTTCTTCCAGCGCTACAGCGTTGTTGCTCTGAATCCCCGCCAGGGGACAGCAGCGGTCGATTTCCTTCCAAAAATCATCCACTGCGTAGCGATCGGCATACTGCCGGATTCTAGGCATTTAAGCTCCCTCCTTGTCCTTGGGCTTGTCGGCCTCGGCCAGCTCCATACCCACGGCCAGACCGGCGGCATAGGTTTCGGCCAGCCTTGCGGCCATCTCCCGCTTGTCCACCGGGATGCTGCTCAGAGCCTTTGCCGCGCTCTCAGCACACCGTTTGATTTCATCAGGCATTTTCATTTCCTCCTTTACTGATTTTTTCTTTTGGTTCTTCCATGCTGAATACCAGCTCCCCGACGATCACGCCGCACAGGGCGACGAGCAAGAACACGAAAAAGCTGATTAAAATGTACGCCGTTGCTGCTCACCTCCTGTTGATTTATCCGGCGCACCCGCTTATAATGTTCATACCGGTCGGATGGCCGAGTACAAATAAGGAGGCACGTTTATGGATTTCAAAGTTTTGATATCGTGCGAGAAATGCAAGTGTTCTTTCGAGTTGCGTCCAGAGGCTTTCAAAAACCGGCCATCAATGGAATGCCCGAATTGCGGGCAGGCGTTTCCGGTTGACGTCTATGCGCAGCTGAAAGCCGGGGTCATTGCGCTGGGAAACGTTCCGGAATGTATTGAAACGGATACCGGAACAGCCCCAAACGGATCTTTGTTTACCGTGCGAGTAAAAAGCTATGGTATGATGCACGATTTGTTTGGAGCCAGCGAAAATTAAATAATCGCCTTTCGGAGACGGCTTTTCGCAATGGCCAGCAACATTTCTGCTTGTTGGAGCGAAAGGCCGTTTCCCATTAGAATCTTGCAAATTTCGTCCGGGATTCTCTTTCGCTTGTCTTCCGGAATGCTTATCAAAACTTTTTCCGGCTGACTGTCCTGCTCAACTTTTGCAATCACTTCTTCCATTGTCATTCTCTCACCCCCTCCCGTTTTCCATTTGTGTTGACCTTGTAAACACATAATAGCACTGTTTCGCCTCTTTGTCAACACCTAATTTCAAAAAATTTCCTTTTCTTGTTGACAAAGTAAACAGATTGCGGTATTATATCATCAAGGAGGTGAAGCAAGTGCAAGACCGAATTAAACAGGTACGCCAATCAGAAGGGCTTACACAAGCGGAGTTCGCCGAAAAGATAGGGCTATCCAGAAATTACATTGCTATGATTGAGATCGGCCAGCGGGAACCCAGTGACCGTACGATTAAGGATATCTGCCGCATCTTTGGCGTAAATGAAATCTGGCTCCGAACCGGTGTCGGCGAACCTTTTACACCGCTTTCCAGATCGGAGGAACTGGCCGCAATCTTCGAGCGGATGGAAGTCGGAGACGATGCAAAGTCCCGGCTTATCCGGGCAATGGCACGAATGCCGGATGAAGCGTTCCCACCCTTCGTTAAATTCGTGGAACAGCTATATAAGAATTTCACGGAGGAATAAAAATACCGGGAACCGCAGTCAAACGCAGTTCCCGGTATTTTCACTTTGCGCTACTGGCGACCAGTGCTTTGATGTATAATGCTTTCAGCCGTTCCAGCGGTATTTCATCCAGCAGCTTCATGAGTTCCCTTTTCAGTATTTCGCGGTCGTCCTTCATGTCTGTACCCTCCATTGTGTATTTATAAACATTTGTTTGATTACGTAGCGTATAATAGCACGTCATGTGTCCAATAAACCGGACTAATTAGAAAAATACACAAAATTTTTTCTTTTCGTTGAAATTATTTTCTGAACGTGGTATGATTTCAGTGGAGGCAGTGCTGTGAATTCTGATTCAAAAAGATTTTCCCCAGATGGTTGACAAATTGTCGGGAAGTCCGTATAATAGCAACAACAGGACCTCCCGCACCTCTCCACAGGAAACTGTGTGACGTGTCCCAGGGAGGGCATTTTATTATTATGTAAGAGAGATAGAAACGATGACCCAGTTAAAAGCTCCAACCACATACGAGCAGCAGCTTGATATTCTGCGTGGCCGTAATGTTCTGGTAGACAATAGTGAAAAGTGCCTTTCTGTTTTGGAAAGCGTAAATTACTATCGTTTTGTTGCGTACTTCTTGCCGTTTAAGCAGTCTGACGGAAATTACCGTGACGGAACGAATTTCCAAACGGTGTATCGTATTTATGAATTTGATCGGAAACTGCGCGGTATATTGTTTGCAGCTCTGGAAGAAGTCGAAATATTCATCCGTGCGAAGCTCGCCTATTTTCACGCCCACAAATACGGCGCGGAGGGATACCTAAACGCAGATAATTTCTCTAAGTTTCACGATGCTGAAAAATTCAAGGAGAACCTGGATCGTGAAATATCAAGCAACAAACGCTCTGCGTTTGTGATCCATCATCAACGTCAATATGGTGGTCATTTCCCGATATGGGTCATTGTTGAGCTGTTCACCTTTGGCATGTTGTCTCGGTTCTACGGAGACTTGACAACGGCAGATCAAAAGAAGATATCAAGAGAGCTGTATGGGACAATCCCTAAAAATATGAATAGCTGGCTTCGATGCTGTACAGATTTGCGGAACATTTGCGCCCACTATGGACGGCTGTATTACCGTGTGTTTTCCGCAACTCCCGCCGGAGTAAGTGCAAAAGAGCCAGAGATCAACAGATTGTGGGGTGCCACGCTTGCGTTAAGATCTCTATATCCCGACAGGCAGAAATGGAATACAGAAATTCTTCCGCAGTTGTCTTCCCTGATTGAGAGATATCAGGATGATATTAGCCTATTACATATAGGATTCCCTGACGACTGGGAGAAAACATTGACATTCTAAATATTCTCATTTATAATAAGGGTGGTCTAGACCTGCAATGATTTGCTCGTAGAGCGCGAGCAGCATAATCAAAAGAAAGCTCAATTAGTGCGTGATGGGTATCGTCATCGCACGGTCTTATTCAACCCTTGGGTTAGGACTCCCACCTTTCGGGATGTTCCGACCTCAAGGGTTTATTTTTTGGGCGGGATAGACGCCCCGCCACCCGTGCCACAAGGTGACGGGGCTTTGCCGCCGGTAACGACGTGTGTCCCTTGCCGGTTGCAATACCACCATACACCCCACACAGGCGTTTCGTAAAGCCCCAGATGTGAAATTCCCGTTCCATTTTCGCAACAATCGTTCCATATGTGAAACATTCCGTTTTTGGAGGCGGTTTTATGAATATTTCCGAGCATTTATCAGAATTGGAAGCCCTACGGAAGGAGCGGGGCATGTCCCAGCAGGAGCTGGCAGAAACCTGCGGCGTATCCAAGGCCACGATCTGCCGCGCCCTGAATGGTGCGACGGAGCCGACGGCAAGGCTTGTGCAGAGCATTGAGGCCGCCGTGCAGTACACCCCGGAGGAACCCCCGGTGCTACCCGCCCCCGGCCAGTCCATGGAGGAATATGTGGAATATCTTCAGGCAACGATCATCCGCCAGAGCGAGGACTACAGGCGGCACACCATGCAGCTGCAAACGCACTACAGCCTTCTCAACCGCCAGAACCGCCGGGTGATTCTGATTATGGGCATTTCCATTGCGGTGCTGGTAATCTTCCTAGTAGGCTGGCTCATCTTCGATATCATGCACCCGGGAACCGGATGGATTCAAAGGTAAGATAAATTTTTACGATTGTCGGAAATATTTTTCCGTTTTTGGTCAATCTGTCTATTGCTATTTTCCATTTCTCGGGGTACAATGTAGACGTAGGATAACCACCTACGCTATATAGACGACGTTCATCGTCCGCCCTAATTTGCCGCCTGCCGAGAGCGGGATATAAGACTTCGGCTTGTTGTAAGACTGCCGCTTGCCGGGAGCGGGATACAAAACTCCGGCCTGAAAATGCCGGACTGGCCGCCATGCCGGTTCGGCATTCTTTTTTGGGGGATAACAAATGACAGAGATACAGGACTCCGGAATATACATAATCCGTGATGCTTTCTTTGAAAAATACGGGAACAACCGCTATATGAAGAATAAGCAGGAGAGCCGCCCCCACTACTACGCTATGGCGGACAAATCCGGTGTCCTATGGATGGTTCCAATGAGTACCAACGTAGATAAATACAAGCGGCTGATATATGAAAGTGAGAGGCGGCACGGCTCCGGAAACTGCGTGCATTACCTCATAGCGCCGATATACGGAAAAGACAGGGCTTTTATTATCTGCGATATGTTCCCCGTCCTCCCGGAACATGTACTACGCCCATACAATATCAACAATGTGCCTTATGTTTTGGAAAACAAAAATATAAAGAAAAACATCCGTGTAAAAGCGCTTGCCTACTTGAACATGGTTGAACGTGGGGTTCTACATAGTCCGTTAAATATTATCGAAACCAAGGCCGCGTTGCTCAAAAGCAGAAAGAACTAGAGGACGGAATGGGCAGCCGCCGCCCTTGTTAGGAGATGTGGGAGTGTCGCCCCACCTAGTTCTCAAAAACAGTGGCAGACCGTTTCGGCGGTCTGCCATTTTTTCTAACCGCATGTAAAGGGGGATTCTTTATGGGAAAAAGAAAGAAGGAGCCGGAAATCAGGCTCCCCAAAATTAAGCAGCTCCCCTCAGGGGCGTGGAGAACGCGCATTTACATCGACGGCCGCACGGTATCCATCACGAAGCCAACATACGACGAATGCGCGGCGGAATACCTCGCCATGAAGCACGGGGTCATTGAAGCGAAAGCCACCCCCATGAAGCGCGGGGTGCCGCTGGGGGACGCCCTCGACAAATACATTTCGACCCGGAAGGGGTTCAAGTCGCCGTCAACGATTTATGCGTATGAATCCTACCGCAAGCAACGGTTCCAAAGCATGATGGGGGCTGACGTGTACACCACCACGGACGAACAGTGGCAAGCCGCCATCCGCAGGGAAGCAAAATCGATGTCCCCGAAATATATCAAAAACGTGTGGATGCTGATTTCCGCAGCGATATTCGAGGAAACCGGACACAGGCCGCGGGTGACCCTGCCGGAAAAGGAACACAACGAAAAGCCGTACCTTGATCCGGATCAGATACCGGTGTTCCTGCAAGCCATAAAAGGGGAATCGATAGAAATTGCCGCCCTGCTGGAATTATCCAGCTTGCGCAGGTCTGAGATGCTGGCGCTGACATGGGACAAGGTCGATTTCAAGAACGAAATAATATATGTCCACGGGGCAAGAGTTGCCGGGGACGGCGGCAAGCTGGTTCACAAGAAGCAGAATAAAAACGATTCCTCCCGGCGCACGGTTCCGATTATTGAGCCGCTGATGGAAGCACTAAAGGCAGTTGATAACAAGGAAGGCTATGTCGTCAACCTGACCGGCGGGTGGATATGCACAAGGATAAACGAGATTTGTTCCGCCAACGGCCTGCCGAAAGTCGGGAACCACGGATTGCGGCACAGCTTCGCGTCTCTGGCTTATCACCTCCAGATACCGGAAAAGATAGCAATGGAAATTGGCGGGTGGGCAGATGACGGGACGATGCACAAAATATATACACATCTGGCACAGAAAGACATTGCAAAACGGGCGCAGGATTTTCGGAACTTCTTTGTGTCAAATGCGGATAAAAAAGCACAAATTTGACACGCCATTTGACACGGATTTTGAAAAATCGTTGTATACCAACGCTTTTTGGCGTTTTAATCGCGGGTTCGATTCCCGTACGGGTCACCATGCAGAAAAAGCCCTAGAAATCAATTCTAGGGCTTTTTTATTGCTTTATCAGCTATATTCCCACGTTCTCCGA